CTACTTCCAACAAGGTTCACGTGGTGAACAGAATCTGGTTCAAGATCTAATCAATGAGCAATTGAAGATGTATGGTGTAGAAGTATACTACATCCCAAGGCAATATCTAACCAAAAATACTGTGATTGAAGAAGTAATTCAATCAGAGTTTACTAGTGCATATCCAATTGAAGCATATGTCAATAATTATGATGGGTATGACGGGCAAGGAACATTACTATCCAAATTTGGTATTACAGACCTGGATGATTTAACTCTCATCATCTCCAAGGAAAGATATGAGCAATATATCACACCTCTGATTAGAGATCTCCCAAACATCGAGTTAGCAACTAGACCAAAAGAAGGTGATTTAATCTATTTTCCATTTGGTGATAGATTATTTGAAATTAAATTTGTTGAGCATGAACAACCATTTTACCAACTTCAAAAAACTTATGTTTATGAGTTGAAATGTGAACTATTCAGATATTCTACAGAAGTTGTCGATACTGGTGTAGATGCTATTGACGATAACTTTACAGATCAAGGATATATTCAAACATTCACTACTGCTGGTGTTGGAGAAACTGCTGCAGCATATACTGGAGTAGTCAATGGTGCTCTGAATGGATTCCACCTAGCAGATGCGGGATATGGATATGATGCACCAACAACACTAGGAATATCTACCTCTACTGCCTCTACAGGTGCCGTAGATGCCTCTGGAATCGTTACTGGAAGGACTACCTATGGTTCTGGTGGTACTAGGTTCTTAACCATTCAAGGGATAGAATTAACAAATCCTGGTGCTGGATATACTCAACCACCAATGCTTACAATAACTGGAAATAATACTGGAGTTGGTGCTGCTGCAACTGTTGGAATTGTCACCTTTGGTGCAGTTGGAGTTGTTACAGTTACATCTGTTGGATCTAACTTTGTAGATGAACCAACTGTTACTTTCTCATCACCACCAACAGGATTTACAACGGCAACTGGTAGGGCAATAACTGATTCTAATAACACTATTACTGCGGTTAGACTCACTAATGTAGGATCTGGATATACAGTTGCACCAACAATTACATTTGGAGATCCAAACCAAATTGGAACTGGAAACTTTGAATATAATGAAATTGTAACTGGAACTTCTGGAGTAACAGGGAGAGTTAAATCTTGGAATGTTGGAACCAAAAAGTTACGTCTATCAAACTTGAGTGGTGATTTTATTAATGGTGAAGTTATCACTGGTGGAACTTCTGGAGCACAACATAAAATTGTTATACTAAATACTATTAGTGATAATCCACTAGTCGAAGATAACACGTATGATGTTCCTGAGGAATCATCTACCGTTGAAGAAACCACCCCATCAAGTAGTTATGACGAAAACGTCGAAATTCAATCTGAGGGTGATGATCTTCTCGACTTCACGGAAAGAAACCCATTCGGAAGAGTTTAGTAAAGTCTTATGTTTGAATATTTTTACCACGAAATTCTGAGGAAAGTTGTTATTGGATTTGGTACGCTCTTTAACGATGTTACTGTTAAAACAACCGATGCAAGCAATAATGTTACTAATAGTGTAAAAGTTCCTCTTGCATATGCACCTCAACAGAAGTTTTTGGCAAGATTGGATCAATCAGAAGATCTAAGCAAAACAACTCAAATCACATTACCAAGGATGTCTTTTGAGTTTACTGGACTTACATATGACTCTTCAAGAAAAGTAACTACAACTCAAAAAATTCTTGTCCCAGCTCCTTCTGGAGACGGAACAGTTAGAAAGGCATTTATGCCTGTTCCATATAATATGTCATTTGAACTTAATATCTACACTAAGTTGAATGATGACATGCTTCAAATTGTGGAACAAATTTTACCATATTTTCAACCACAATATAATCTAACGGTAGAATTGGTTGAAGAGATGAAAGAGAAAAGAGATATTCCAATTATTTTGGAGGGAGTCTCTATGGATGATCAATATGAAGGAAACTTTGAAAGTAGAAGAGCACTTATATACACACTAAGATTTACTGCTAAGACATATCTATTTGGTCCTGTTGCAAAAGATATCTCTCCCAAGATTATCAAGAAGGCACAAGTTGCTTACTATGCATCTACTACAGATGGTGATAAGAGTAATAGAGATGTAACATATTCAGTTGTCCCAGAAGCAGTCAAAGATCTTGATGCTGGTGTAATAACAACTACAACTGGAGATATTGATAAAACTGATGAAACTATTTCACTTCTTTCAATTAGTTCTATTGAAGAAGGTGATTTAATTCAGATTAATAAAGAGGTTATATACGTCAAACAAAAATCTGATAGTGAGAATAAACTTCTTGTTAGAAGAGCACAAAATAATACAACTGCGGTATCTCACGTATCTGGAACTAATGTAAATACTGTTGATGCTGCAGATAACGCATTAGTAGAAGTTGGTGATAACTTTGGATTTGATGGAGAGTTTATCTAATGGCAAAATATGAGGATCTAAACGAAACGTTTAATGTTGAGGAAGAATCACCTATTGTAGAAGTAGAAGCATCTTCAGAAATTGTAGAGGAACCTAAAAAAGAAAAACCAATCAAGAAAGATGATGTGACAAATGATTATGAGTATACGAGAGGTAATCTATATTCAATCATAGAAAAAGGTCAAGAAGCAATAAACGGAATACTTGAGTTGGCACAAGAAACAGAAACACCAAGAGCATATGAAGTTGTTGGTCACTTGATTAAAAATGTTTCTGATGCTACTGATAAACTATTGGATCTTCAGAAAAAAATGCACGAATTAGAGCAAGATACTAAAAAACAAGGACCCACAACTGTTAATAACGCATTATTTGTTGGATCAACTGCAGAATTGTCAAAACTTTTGAGTAAAAACGCATTTGATAATATACAAAATGAAACCATGAATAAATAGACAGAAGAAGGTTTTATTGAGTAACTTTACACGGAGTTGAGATGAATACAAGTCCAAAAATTAGGTTAAAAAGATCCTTAACTCAAGGGTCTATTCCTACTTTAGACCAATTAACTTATGGTGAGTTAGCCATCAACCACTATGATGGCACGGTATTTGTTCGTCAAGATACTGAAGGTGTAGGTATTTCGACTAGAGTCGTTACAGTTGGTGCTGGAAAAAGTATTGGCAATACCTGGTTTGTTACTGGTAAAGGTGATGATTTAAATAGTGGTTTATCCCAACAAGATGCTTTAGCAACTGTTAAACAAGCATCCATATATGCTCAACCTGGTGATACTATCAAAGTAGCTGCGGGTTATTATGAAGAAAATAATCCAATTGTTCTTAAAGATAACGTATCTGTTGAGGGATTTGAATTAAGAAACTGCTTTATTGCACCAAATAATCCAAATAGAGATTTATTCCAAATTAATAATGCTTGCCACCTAACAGACTTGGCATTTGTTGGTAAAGGTGCTGATATTGGTGGTGGTTCAAAAGGTGTTCCTGAAGGAGGTTCTGCCCCAGGATTTCTTGGAGAACCGATGGACAAGGATAAGGCAGTTATTGCTTTCGTTCCTTTAGAAGGTGTTGCTTCCGATAGATTTTTTGATGGTGCAAGATTGATCCGTCAGAATGCAGACTATATTGCTGGTGAAGCAGTTGGTTTCCTCACTAGTGGTTTTAGTGGTGTTGCTGGATCTCACAGAGCACAGGATGCTGCAAGACTTATTGATCTAAACGCAGAATATATTGCAGCAGAAGCAGTAGGATTCATTACCAGTGTCAATTATGCTGGTGGTGCATTCACAATGTCATTTAGCACTGCTAGAAACTGTCAGGATGATATTCATGATCTTTTAGAAGTAGTATCACATGATTTAAGAGCAGGTTATAGAAATGGTACTCAAGCAAATAGTAAAACAGTAGGTGCCGCACAATCTTATTTTGTTGGTGGAGCACTATCTCATATCCTAGGCATTGGTATTTCTGAAGCAACAATCGCAGCAATGGATCGTGCTGCTGGTATTGCAACATTCGTTATTAATAACAAACCATATAGTTTTGAAACAAAAGGAAGTGGTTCAACCATCACTGCACTTGAGTATACACCTGTAACTGGTGTTACGACAATTACAACTCTAGTTGGTCATGGACTAAGCAATACAGATCACGTTAGTCTGACTGGTTTAGAATTTACATGTCCTGGTGGTTCTGGAATCACTACAACAATTTTCCCAGATGGAAGTAGCCCTTCTGGATTTATCTACAAGATTGATGGATCTGCACTATTCAATAGTAACCAATTTGTTGTCAACGCAGGTATTTCTACAATTGAACATAACTATGTTCCAAGTTCTGGTACTGCTACTACAACATTCCAATACAGCACATTTGAACAGCAATTCGATACTGGTGCTCTTGCAGGAACCACACTTCGTGGTGAAAACGTTGTAGGTAATGGTATTTGTCTCAATGTCAATAATGACATTACTGAACTAGTTGGAATTGTAACTAGTGCAATTGGTGCAGGTAACACTGATAGTCTTCCAGGAATTACAACTGGTATGAGACTAGAGCAGGATAAGTGTCGTCGTGATGTTGCAAAGATTTGGAAAGCAGTTTGTTATGACATCACTCGTGGTGGTAATACAAAAGTTGTTGGTGCTGGTAAATCATATTTTGATTCCAATGGCAATAGACTTAGTGCTCTTCTAGTCGATCCAGATGAATACGAGCAATCTGTTATTGCACTAGAATATTCAAAAGATGTAGCAAGAAGAATTGTTAATAATGTGAGAGACGGATCTTATACAATTGGAACCGCATTTAACGTAACTTCGGGAGAATATTCTAACACTTCAGGTATTATTACAGTAACAACTAATGCAGCACATGGAGCATTTGCAGGAAAAACAGTACAAGTTAAAGATTTGGAATTTACCTGCCCTAGTTCTGGGATAGGACCAGTTGTTAATGTAGATACAGCAGTATATGATGAATCTAATGGAAATCTAACAGTAACTACTACTGGTGCCTCTGGTATTCACACTTTCAAGACTGTACAACTCAAGAATCTAGAATTTAGTTGTCCTGGTGGTTCTGGTATTACTACGACAATCTTCCCAGATGGAACAAGTAACTTCATTTCAGGGTATGGTCCAGATGTATTTAGAGTTACTGCAGTAAATTCAACAACTGAGTTTGTCGTTAATGTTGGACCTTCCACTCTGGCACATACCTACGTCAGTGGTGCTACTGCACAAGCAGGCATTACAACAACTGTCTTCCCAGATGGAACAAGTAACTTTATTCGAGGTTATGGTCCAGATGTATTTACAGTTGTTGAAGTAGACTCACCAACTGTACTCAAACTTAATGTTGGTATATCTACAATTCCAACAACTTATGTTTCTGGTGGTACTTTACAAGCAGGTATAACCACATCGATTTATCCAGATGGTGTACAAGGTGGTGGTGATGCTATCTTTGATGCTTATGTTGGTACTGGTGGAACAGTTATCTATACAAATGTAGGTATTTCCACGATTGAACATACTTACAATTCTGGTGGTGAATTGAGAATTGGTGTTACTACATCAGTCTTCCCAGATGGAACATTTGGTGATTGTTTTGAAGTTAAGGAATACATCTCAGATGTACAGGTAGCAATCAACGTTGGACTATCAACCTTTGCTCACAGTCATGTAGAAGGTGGAACAATTCAGAAGACAAGAACATTTAGACCAGATATTGGTCAGATTAGAGACGTAAGTATTCAGATTGATTCTGATACTGCTAACAATAATACTGTTGGTAACTGTAAGAATGTTATTTCTGCTGTAAATACTGCAGTTGGAATTTGCACTGCAATCATTGAAGACGGATTCCAAGTATTCCAGAATCCAGCATACTTAGAAGTATCAACAGCAGCATATGCTGCAAATACTGGAACACTTACATTAAATACATTAACAAATCACAATCTTTCTAATGGTGACAAAATTAAGTTAAAGAATAATTCTATTGTCTTTACTTGTGATTCTGATGGTGGAAATACTCAAATTGGATACCCAGATAAAACCAGTCCAATTTTTGATAAGTTTATCCCAGTCACAGTTACTGGTGCTACCTCACTGACTGTTAATACAGGAGACGCTGGTACTGCATCGACACTTACTCATAGTTTCGTTTCTGCTGGATCATCTGTAATCAACTATGGTGGTGTTGGAATTTCCACAAGATTCCCTGGAAATGGTGGATCAGGTTCTGCCTTTGAAAATGATCCTTCATTCTCTCCTGGTACTGACGGTCCTGTTCTAAAAGGTCCATATGTCAGAAACTGCACCAACTTCATTGAAAATAGCATCGGCATGAGAATCGATGGTTTTGATGCTGATCCTGGTGATAAAGACGAACTAGGTGTACAGGGATCAATGAGTGTTGACTCATTCACCCAATACAATCAGGGTGGTATCGGAGTATCCATCACAAACGGTGCATATGCTCAGTTGGTGTCTATCTTTACCATTTGCTGTAATGAAGCAATTGTAACCCTTACAGGTGGTCAGTGCGACCTTACAAACTCAAACTCTTCATTCGGTGAGTTTGATCTAGTTTCTAAAGGTGTTGGTGATGAAAAATCTAGTTCCAACTACAGACAGACTGCTGAAGTCGTTAAGGCAGGTGATCCTGGTAGAACAAATGCTCAGGGTCAATATGATATCGGTGATAGAAGAGTTGTTCTAAGTGGTGTTGGTACACAAAGACCTTATGATGGTCAAACATTATTCTTCGATGAACTATACTTCTCTGTAGAGAAAGTTAAGATTACTAATCCAGGTTCTGGATATGAGGGTGCTGTTCCTGGAGTTACATTTAGTGACCCAACAGGTCCAGATGGAATTACTGCACAGGGTATTCCAATTATTGAAGATGGGCAAGTTGTTGATTTCTTGGTTGCTAACTCTGGAACTCAGTATCAAAAAGATTCATTCCCATCAATCACAATTACACCTCCCAATGATGGTGTAACGGCAACTGTTGAAGTTCAGAGAATGCAACCACTTTACTTCAAGGTTGCTTCTTCAACACTTCCCAGTGGTGGGATTGCAACTGTCACCATGAACCAAGGACTAAATAACAATTTAACGGGTGGTGAAATTGCCTATATAACTCGTCAGAGTTTGCAGATTACATCTTCACACTCATTTGAATATGTTGGTGCAGGAAATACAATCCTCACCGCAAGACCTTCAGTCGGAGGTATCATCATTCAAGATAATGAAGTTGTTCAAGAGGACGGTGGTCTTGTAGTTTATACAAGTACCGACCAGGCAGGTAACTTCAGAATTGGTGATGGTATCCAAATTGACCAGGCAACTGGAACGATCTCTGGTCGTGTTTATATTAAATCATTGTTCAACAGCGTCACACCCTTTATTCTAGCACTCGGAGGTTAAATCATGGCAGCAGTTGCAGTTAACAACTTTAGAACAGTTACTCATACAGTAGCCACAGGTACAGCAACAGAAATTTATACTGCACCAACTGGTTATACATCAGTGTTTCTATTAATTCAGATAACTAACACTGACATAGCAACAAAAACAATAAGTCTTTATCACAAAAGAGAGTCAACAGAAACAGCACTCTTAATAGATTACCCAGTCGCATCCAAAGACAGTTTGAGTTTACTTAACGGTAAACTTGTACTACAAACGGGTGACAAATTGGCAATTAATGGTAGTGCATCAGGTGTATTAAAATTAGTTGCATCTGTTCTGGAGACATCCAACTTCTAATACGGTATCAAATCAATGCAAGCACGTAAAAGGTTTTTTTCAGGTAGAGAAACATCTTTATCTCTGGGAATAGAGGATTTTTCCGCAAATGACACAGTTCTCGAAGTAACTGAGGGACGAGTTGGATTTGGTACAACTCAAGCTGCGTATCAACTTACCGTTAACGGTAATATGCAGTTACATAATGCACTATATGATTATACTAATAGTCCAGGAGAGCAAGGATTATCCTTAGTTTCTACAGGTTCTTCTGTTGTTTGGGGAACACCAGAAATTACTTTTGGTGGTATTACCGTTCAAGAAGAAGGTGTTGTAGTTGGTAGTGCTGGCAGTGTTCAGATATTGAACTTTGTTGGTGATAGTGTTACTGCGGATTCTTTTCTAGGTATTGCAACCATTACAGTCGATCCATTTGATCCTGTTGGTGACAATACTTATGTTCAGTTTAATGATAATGGAAATTTTGGTGGTGCAGAAGGATTAGTATATAACACAATTCTGAAGAAAGTTGCAATTGGTGATACATTATTTGGATCAGAAACATTATATGTAACTGGCAATGTTGGAATTTCCAGTGAACTTAATGTAGAAAAAGTATTTGTCTCAGATAAGTCACCCACCCAGGCAAACGAACTTGCCAGTAAAGAATACGTTGACCTCTTCGCAACTGCTGCACTTGTCATTCAGCAAGCAGTTTCTGCAGGTACAACACAAAATCTTGCATCATCAGTATATGCCGATGGTCCAACTGCTGGTATTGGTAATAGTTTTCTAGGTATTGGTGCATCTCTATATTCATCTGTAAATGGCATACTTACAGTTGATGGATTTACTCCAGTTATTGACGATCGTATTCTGGTTAAAGATCAGACCAATGGATTACAAAATGGATTCTATGCAGTTAAAGATACTGGAAGTGGATCTTCTCCATGGATTCTAGAAAGAACACAAGACTTCGACCAACCAGATGAAATCGTTGCTGGTG